GACACATCACTTGGCAGTGGCTTGACATATCCGTCATATATCCAAAAGCCTGCGCGTGACATCCAAATGGCTGCCGTATCAATGGCCGCCACAGCCTGGGCCGAAATGAGACCGCAGCCAGAGCCAGCCTTCTCAAAGCCATAGACAAATGGAGCGCCAACATACTGGGCCGTGTGGACATCCACATCTGTAAACAGTAGGTTTACACCCTTGACCCGCTTGCCAGCCATAAGTGAGCCAGGAGTGGCTAAGTCATAGTCGCCTGCAAGATTGTCGCCTGCCGGTGTCCATAGGGTATTGTTCTCTTGGTCGCACCACTGCACCTTGCGTGGGTTTCCACCAGCGCCAAGGGCAAAGAGAATGCGTTCTTGCGTGACCAGTAATGCCTTGTTGCCAGTTGGCGCATTGGTAATGGCCGCTGCCAGTGTTGGCGTTGTAAAGCCTAATTGCCACTCATAGAGTTTGCCATCAGCGTTAGAGCAAGCCACCAAATACTCGCCCCAAGTGTCCATGGACCATGTAGTTGCTGGGGTAAATGTTCCAGTATCTGGCCGTGCCGCGCCATAGGCAAATGAGCCATAGGCAGCGTATCCATAGCCGGTCTTTGAGACTGCATTTGCAATGCCGGCTGTAAAGCTGGTTGGTGTAATGTCTTTAAGTGTTCCGGCATCATTCATCGCATACAGTTTTGTATGTGTACCGGCTGCGATCCATCGGTTGGAGCTGTTATCGCGCCAAGTGATAAGCCCTCGACATGAACCAGACATTTGCCCAGCAGCTCGTTTTCTCCAGCCACCTATGGGGCGCAGTGTGTTTTCGTACCAGCGCACAAGGTTTGCGTCATACCAGCGGCCTGCTGACTGGTACTCTGTGCCGTTTCTGTAAATGCCTGGGGGTAGTTTGAGTGGGATGTACATGGCTATATTGTTGGTAGGTTGGACACAAAGCTCATTGTGGCAATGGCTGATGGCACTGCTGGCCGTGTGGGGCTTGTTCCGGCAGCGTACTTCTCAATCGTGACACCGACATCGGTTGGCCTCCACATTATCTCAACATAGTCTGTGGCATTTAAGCTCACAAAGTAGTTGATGGCAGCAATGGTGTGGTACGGGTCTCCAGCACCTTTTCTAGGTGCAAAGCCAAATCGGCTGTTTGAGTTGGCCACATTTGTGCCATTGACCCGAAACCAGACATCTACATCTTGAGAAGCATTTGTCGTGTTTGTAAACTGAATGGAGAACTGCAAATTCCAGATTCCGGCATCGGCCACAGTAATTCTGGACCCACTGGCCATAGTCACGCCATTGGCAAAGTCTGTGGTGTTGAATGTGACCGCATAGGCCGTGGTGGTGTTGGCCGCCACCTGGTTGGTCGAGTCTTGAAAAGCCCCATGGGGGTTATTCATAAACTTGCCGCCTTTTGGTCCAAACAAAGACCCAAGTGCTGTGGTCAGTTTTCTGAAGTAATTGTTTAAAGCACCATAGTTTTCATTAAAGTGCCTGCGCTCATACCCCTCTGGCGGGAAACCCAGACTCGGTATAGATGGGGAATCTAATTGTTGCTTGACATTGGCCATGGGGTAATTATGTCAGGACAGACAGCGCATGGTTGATGTGCTTGATCCGGTCATCAAGACCAATAAAGCCGCCATTGATCTTTTTGGTCATGGTCTTATAGTCTTGACTGTCTGCATACTGGTTGAGTTTCTGGACATCCCAAAACCATCCGGCAGTCAAAGCCGCATATTGTGGTGTGGCCACCAGTTCTGGTTGCATGATCAGGTCCACGCCAAGCGCTTGGCCAGCATGGTGATAATTGGCCGACCCAGTCAATTGAATGCAGCCACGGCCTCGGAAACGATACCCATCGCCACTGGCCTCATCCCTGTTACCCATGCGGCCACTGTAGACAGTGTTGGCAATGAGCTTTGGGTTTCTGGCACAGGCTTGGGCCTTGGCAGCATCAAAGCGCCTTGGCCAGAGCTTTTGCAGTGCTTCTGCGCGATAGTTCAAGTTCTCTTCAAGCACCTTAAACTGGCCACACTCATGGCCACACTGGCCAATAAAGGCAGCCTGGCGCAATGGTGTTGAAATATCAAAGCGATCAAATGTCGCATTTAAGGCGTCGACCCACTCTGGGCCAATATGCAGTTTGGCTAATTGTTCAGCGTTGATCATTGACCAAGCTCCTTACAGATTCATAGGCATCAATACAGGCATTGAGCTGGGCCGTGTTTCTATCACCTTGGGCCACTATTTCGGCAATGGCTTGGAGGGTGGCTCGGTCGGCATCAGCAGCTGGGTCAGCCGGTCTGTCAGGTTGACTTCCTGTTTCTTTGCAATTAGGGGTGGCAATGGTGGCACTTGTGGGGGCTTGAACACAACTGGCGGCTGGGAGGCGCACGCGGCCAGAGCGAATGGCACGATCAAGGGCAGAAGTCTTTTGATTGATAGCATTGTTTGCTTCCTGTAGTTGAGTTGCAGTGGTATTTATTTTCTCGCTCATGGCCTGCTCTTTGGCCCGTGATTCTTCGTTTTTCTTGGCAATAGCAATTTGCATTTCAGCGTCACGATCTGACCAGCCGTAATGGTAGCCGCCTCGGTATGTGCCAAATAAGGCAATGCTCAAGCCTAGCAGTAAGTAGGGAAGTGGGATACCAAACATTATTCTGACTCCGTTCTTGCCTGCGCCAGTTGTTCGCGCTCATGGTCATCTTCAAGATGTTCTGGTGGCGTTGTCGGTGGTGGCCCAGGAGTCCATGACTCATCAAGCTCTGGATTGGTCCAAGTTGGCATTGCCCCAAATGGCTGCGCTGGGATGCCATTGGTGCTTGCGTTAAACCCGTGATTGTTGCTGTAACCATACTGGCCCATCATGGGCTGGCACATTGGCTGCTGCATCATGGGTTGTTGGCCATTAAAGGCTCTAGCAGCAGACCCTACAGCCTTCTTACCCATAACCCCGCCAATACCGCCCACAATCAGCAGAACGATATCGTTCAGCATCTTTGTATAAGCCTGGTCAATCGGGGCCATGGATTTGATTGGCTGGGTCACAAAAGTCACTGAGTACAAAAGTGCAATGACAATGAAGCACAAAATCAATGTGACCACAACGACCACAAAGCCCCAAATCCTGACCTCAAACTCTTCAGTTGATAGGCTTGGTTTCTGATTGCTGTTCATTGACTTTCTTCTCCAAGATGGGTGCGACTAAATATTCTGGACATTGCTGGGTGAATTGACACTTTGGCTTTTGGCACTGCTCTGCATGAAAATTGTCAGGGTTCTGGCACGGGTATCGATAGACATCCTTGCAGCCAGTCAGCACCAATAAAAGCAAAATGTATTTCATGCGTACAAATCTAATTTCCGGTTTTGGAATATCTCAATTTTCAATTTGGTTTGCTCTGCATTCATTTTATAAATCTCAAAGGCCAAGTCTTCAACTGCGATCTGGGTCTTCTTTTGCTCCATGGCAGCAAGCCGCATCTCTTGCTGCTTTAGCATTTTGCGCTCGACAAGGTCATATTCCTGTGGATATCCAGAGGGCTTGATCATCGGGAAAAGTCTGATTGCATCAATTGTCATTGTGAATAAAAATCCAATAGATGTAATTAAGTGGCACGGCCAGCCAAAGAAAAATCTGCAATACATCAGTCATTTCTTGTCTTCCCTTTCTCTTGCTCTTGCAAAAAAGTAAAGTAATTTACCCCTCAGTTCACCAGAGTCTGCAACACCGGCCCATTCTGCCAACTTATTCCAGATAACTAAAAGCTGCTCAGAAGTGCAGTTATCACCATTTGTCGTGATCCACCGAGACAATTCCATGTGCCTCATAGTTGGCTCGCTGATCCAGCTTAATGCATAAAAGTCTGACAGTAGACATTGCTTTGGCTGTGCTGAGACCAGTAATCCGAGGGATAACAAGCACAGCAATACCCATTTCATTTACTCATCTCAGTGGATGCCAAATTCAATCTGGTCTTGATTTCTGTCGCGTCTTCTGGTGCTTCTCTAAACCCGACTGAAATGTAGCCATCAAACTCACCCATTTGGGGTGGGATACCAGCACGGCAAACATATTTCACGCCCTGCTTTTCTTCCCAGTCTGAATTCTTTCCAGTGACAACTAGCTTGTCGCAGTAAACCTCACCACCTAGCATTGAGATCATCGCCTGATTGCGCTGCGGGTCTTTGTTGAATAAAGATGAATTGACTCCATCCATGGTCTTGTCATGGCCCTTGGCGGTTAATGCAAACAGTGTGGTGCGTGAATTGACCACCAAACTTGCTTTATGGACTGTGACTGTCTCGGCCTCCAAGTCCCTTTGGACTGATAAGGCAATTTGCATCAAAGCCGGTGTCTCTTTTAATTCTGAGTTGTGGCTTGAAGTTGTGATGGCCTGCAAGATCATTTGTCTTGAGTCCCAAGCAAAGTATCCGGCAAAGGCCAGAAACGACAGCAAGATCACTGTAAAGAGTTTAAACGGGTTATCGACCCATTTGATCAGGTCCACCACCTTACCCATTGTTGAGTCGTCTTTTTTAGCTTCTGGCTTTGGTGCAGCAGCTGGTGGCGCAGCCACAGTCACATTGACCTGACTGGCCGGTGCGGCCCTTGGCCGTGATCTTTTGACTGGTGCAACCTTGGCTGCCGTTCTTTTGACTGGTGCTTTTGTCATTTCATTGCCCAAAAAATAATGAATGTACCCCAGACGACAAACAATGTAATGCAGACCGCAGCAATCAATGCCACGGCCCAGTCTTTCACTTTAGGCTCGTAAAGATAATGCCGGCCATGCTGGTGATCATTATCCCTGAGACACCCAGCATGATGTTCTCTAACCTCTTAATCCTGGCACACAGCATTTCATAACGCAGTGTGCAGACATCTACATGGGCATTAAGTTGAGCTTGAGTCGGGTCCATGATTAAACAGAAGCAGCTTGCAATGGTGCAAGGTCTTCGTTTGTCCAATAGTCTTTAGCCAACATAATAATTAAGTGACGTTTGTTGCGGTCAAGGCAATCAACCCAATCAGCATCACTCATGTTTTCTGGCTTGCCACCATTGATTAGGTTTACGCTATCCATTGCGGCACTAAGATGCCTAGCAATTTGTTCTGCTGTAGGTTGTTCAATGTTTTCCATGATTTAGTCCTTTAAAGATTAGCGGCATCCAAACGTGCCTTGAGTGAATCGTTTTGTGCCTTAAGTTCTTTGACTGCATTGACTAAGTACCAAGTCAAGTTATCAGCATCCACAGACATTACGCCAGTAGATTCTGTTTTGACACACTCAGGCAGAACTGTTTGTAATTCTTGGGCAATTACG